GTTATTCTCACTGTCATAAACTACCCACGCGACTGGCTCCTCTGGGTCTACTAGCCTATCAATAGCGCCGAGAATAGAGTTGCTAAGCGCCCTACGAATCAAAGAAAGCGTGTCGTTAATCATCTCATCGTAAACGCCGGGGTCAGTTTTCTTAATGACTTCCAAAGTCATCTTGGCATCCTCTAACGCTTCGGTGTCTGCCATGACTGCCGAATATATTTGGTCAATGTCTGACCTTAATTCTGGTTTGTTCTCATCCATGGTTTTCCCCATTATTTGCCCCCTTGCCCATATTGCGCCACTGAAAAACGATTCATCAAATACATGATTTTTAGCTTCGTTGCGTATCTCATCATCCGTAAGCCCAAGCCATTTGAGTTCAGGCTGCGTTAGTCTGGCGCGGAGGGTTTCGATTGGGTTATCCGTAGTCCATGCCGCCCCCGCCATGCTCGCTAAGTTTTCCAACGCATCCAGCACTTGCTGCGCTTCCTCTCTAGTAAAAGTAATCACAGTTCCTCCCCGTTCTGTTCTGCCGCTTTATTCATGTCGTGTAGTGCAAGTCGGGTGCGGAGGGTTGCCGCAACTTCTGCTCTGCTGTCAGCCCATGATGGCCCGGGATATTCCAGCACTAACAGCACCTGCTGCGCTTCTTCTTTGGTCAAGGTAATCATGTGTTCTTCTCCTTATCTTTGTGGTTGTTTATCGCCGTAACACCTGTGCGTGCAGCAGGCCAGATGTGTTGGTTCTGGTTGATGGTCAGGTCGTTGCTGTACATCATTGCCTTGACCAGCGAAGGGTGGTTAGCCGTCAACGGTTTGGGGTTTGGTTGATCGGGACAGATGGTGATCTTGTACGGCAACTTAGCCATGGTTCTTCTCCTTCAGCTTGGCTTCGGTCAAATACATCGCACTTCTAATACCGATAGCTTTTGCGTCAATATCAGACTTTTCCTCATCCGTCAGCCCGACCCATTCACGTTTTGTTGGTGCAACATTCTCGCGTTCGCATTTGGACTTTTTGCAAAACCCTCCGCAGCTAGGGCACTGTCTATCCATCATTCTTCTCCCGCAGCTTGGCTTCGATGGCGCGGGCAAACTTTATGTCAGACGTATAAAGACGTTCGCGCTCAAACATTTCAAAAACTTCCTTATCCGTCAGCCCCTGCCATTCTTTGCGCTGTGGTGGGTGAGCGTAAACAAGGATGTACTCCTTGGCGTTATCCAAGTAAGGCGACTCTGGATATCGACAGAAGAACTGCTGCCCTGTTACCGTATGCGTAGTGACATAACCATACGGCTCCACGCTGGGTTCAGGCTGCGCGAGTCGTGCGCGGAGGGTTTCGATAGTCTGGTTGATAAAGTGTTTTGGGTTGCTCATTACCTGCTCATGGGAATACTGGTCAAAGCAGGTAGAAACAGCCCCCCATAACGCATCCAGCACTTGCTGCGCTTCCTCGCGTGTTAGTGTGATCACGGCGCACCTCTCTCACGGATAGCGAAACTCACATCGTTTTCAGGCATCTTTAGAATCCATGCAGCTACCTTCGCGCATTCCTCACGCTCTGCTGCTGCGACTAGGTTGGCGAAGCGTTCAAAATCGCCAGTAACAACAAAGTGCATTTGACAATCTGGTTCGCAGTCACACTTTTGGAAACCATTTTGCTTCGCCATACTGATAATGTCATCTCTGTTCATGGCGCACCCCTTTCTCGAATCATCATCGCGGCAACTACGCCTTGGTTATGCCAGTCGCCATGTAGCCAATCTTCAACCGCTTTCGCGCATTCCTCTCGCTCATAAGCCGCAGCAAGTTCAGCAAACGCATGAAGGCTTCTCCATTGGTTCTCAGTCGCACCCCAATCTGGCGGCATGATTCCAGCTTCTGCCGCCCATTTAACAATGTCATCTCTGGTCATTGTGTCACCCTATCCATAGTCCGATTAGAAGCCTCCTGACTGCGCCAGACATCGATGCGAGCCTGTGCTGCAATCAGCTTCCACCTAAGCTCCTCAGCAGCCTCTACAGCCGCCTGAAGCCCTTTTAGTAAGGCTTGGTACTCTGGATGAGCATAAGCCTGATTTTCACGATCAGCGACCGTATTTCCGATAGCCTGACTGAACAGGATTGCTTTTTTGCTTTTACGAAACTCCTCTAGGTACGTTACCTCAGCCTTAGCCTTGGCATAAGCCGTAGCGTTCCGGTAAATAAAGTCGATTGCCTCGTGAGGATCAACTTTCATACTCAACCTCACCGATAGCGATTCGTAATGCCTCAATCAGCTTCTCAGCGTTCTCCGGCTTTATGCAGAGATTGGCACTACCGTTTCTGACTATGATGTTTACCCAAACATCCTCTCCTATGGTGTCAACGTATATGCCTTGGTGCATCTCTGAACCTTCGATCTTGATTGATTCCATGTTGCTCCCCTAAAAACCGGGGTTTCCCCCGGATGGTTAATTAAACAATACGCAACTTGCCTGACATACCGCGAGACTTTAAGGCTGAGATGATTTGCTCAATAACTTCCTGTCGCGTAACACCAAGAAATTCAACCAACTCGCCTTGTAGCTCGGCAATGTTGGTGCGAATTGGCAATGCCTCGCACTCACCGATAAAGAAAGTTTTGCCGTAGCCGTTGGTCTCTTGAAAAATGCTAGCTTTTACGATTCCCATGTTGTTCCCCTTGGTCATCCCGCTGTGTGCTGCGGTATGGACGTATCCTCCCATAAGTATTGCTTCGAGTAAACACATTTATTTCTATAGATTGACGTATTGCTATAGGTTAATACTATATCCTTCAGGCAATAGGTTCCCCAAGGGTGATAAGCGTGTAGTTTCCTACGCTGTACCACTCATGCCCAGATTAACTAAGACTCCAGTTAATCCTAGCTGCCATCGCTTGTGCAGGTCACTTTCGTAACCCTACTTGCTTAGGCTCCCATAAGGTAGCGAGTTATCGACCACGATCTTGTCTCACCACTTGTCTCGTAATCTTGTGCAGTCCCTCACTAACAGGCTGCTCGGCTTGCTTCCGGGTGCTAGACAGCCGATGTTTCCTTGGTAGCAGCCCATCTAGGCTCATTTCTAACGCGACCAGTACGGTCTAAACGCAAAAAAGCCCTCTAGTCTTGGCTCTCAGCGTGTGGAGGCACGCTTTCCCTTGCGGGTGAGAACCAAAGCTAAAGGGCTTTGATCTTTATCCATGCCTCCACATAGACGAAACCATAGTACCTATTCGGACGATATCAGTCAAGCCTACAAACCTCTTTTACGACCTTAATTGCGTCTATTACATTACTGACAACAGCTACTTGGCCTTTCCATGAGTGATGCCACAACACCTGATCCGGGGTGAGTTTGGCTTTCTCATCCTTCTTTATCTCCAACAGGACGTTTTTACCCTTCCAGCCTACTAAGATATCAGGACAGCCCTTGCCTACGCTATGGAGATGCTCGACTTCCATCCCCAAGCGTCTTAGCTCTTTGACAATTTGGACTTGATTAGAATCCACCCGTTTATAGACCACGCCAATCCCCCCATTTGCCTCGGTTTCCTAATTCCCACTGGGTTCGGCAATCCTTCTCTAGCTTCTCCCGCCTGTCACCCTTGACCCTAGCCAGATAGTCCATTGCCTTGCCTCTGTCCTCAGTACGCCAAGCCAAAACCTGCCGAACCTCGCACCTATGCCTGAAAAGTTCCTCTGTTGTCAAAGTCAATTCTCGCCCCTATTCTTTCCACAAACTGCTGGCTTAGACTGTCGTACCAGAGTCCGTACCACTCAGTGCCATCCCCATTCCGCTGTTTCTCACACATTAGGAACGTATCCGGCTGGCTCTCATCTATCTGCTCACCCCTATTTTTGGCGTTTTCCTTCTTCTTGTTTCTCCAGACCAAAAAGACGTTATCCACCTGATCCGAGATACTTCCAGACCCTTTTAGATCGTTCTTGTTCGGCTGTGTCTCGTCCGACTGTTGCTTCCTGATATGGTGGACTAGATGGATATGGACGTTATGATCTCTCGCCAATGCCGTTAGCTCGTCGATGAAAGACTTTTGCCCGTTAAAGTCATCCTCGTTTCGGACACATTTCATTAGGCTGTCGATAATAATGTGCTTAACGCCTAGCTCTGTGGCGCAGTACCTCGACATAGCAATCACCTTCTCTGGTGACGTAGTTCCTTGCTGGTCGTAAAGGTACATCTTGTCGGACAGAAACTTGTCCATCCGGTCAACCATCTTTGTTATGAATCCTGCCCTGTCATGGGTTAGCGGATCATCCAGCGATTCCCCTGAGAACTGTCTAAGCATCCTCTGTAGCGTCCTCTCTGGCTACATCTCAAACGACGCTATGCAGACCGATTCCCCTTGTTTAATCAGCCCTAGAGCAATCTGACCCGTAAGCAGAGACTTGCCACCACCGTTAGAACCTGCATATACCGTGACTTCACCCTCACGATAGGCAAAAGAATCATGGGTTCTGACCCAAGGCATGACGATCTTTTTCTCTACCGTTTCCGATAAGTAAGACTCCTTGACCGAATCCAGCCAATCCCGAGCCTTCTTAACCCGTATCGTTACGTCGTTAGAATGTAGATACTTCTCTACATCAATACTCTCTGACTTTAGGATTCGAGCTTTCCTAGCCTCGTCTAGTTCTATTGCCCGTGATTCAAGACTCATAGTTTCCCCTTGTTAATCAAATAAATTTACCTGAATTGGCGCAACAGTCCGATTCCATACTTGTGCGCTTTGATGCGATTCAATACGTTCTCTCATTAGAGCAGCTCTAGCCTCTTTTGTTGGTGGTGTATAAGTTCCTCGCCATGCGCTATCAATCCCGATGTTTTGACCTATGTTTGTACTATCCGCTGAAGAAAATGGGAATCTCGTAAAAACATCAGGATTCAGCATCCGCAAACCGTGAATCTTAGTCTTTGGCAATCCTTCCTCGTCGCAAATGACATCCATTGCCTCAGCCATCCGGCTCCACCAAGCAGGAGTACCTATGTTTGTAAAATCACCAGATGAGCCTAAACAAATCCTCGGATACTTAGTTGCTAGCCGATCCAATCTATCTAGGCTCTCATGCAAATGCCATACTGGTGCGCCGACATAAACCGCAAAAGGAAACTCCTCCAGCAAGTCATCATTTGCCTTTTCGTCACCATCAATAACGTCGGGAATTACAGCAAAATCAAACACTGGATAACGTCGCAATCTATCAACCCATTGATAAAACGGACTCCAATCTTCTACAGGATTGCCGGATTTCCATGCGCTAAAAGCCCCGTTATCCACAGCAAAAGACTGAGAAGCCTCCAACGCTATCGTTAGTTGGTCTGAATGTCTAAAGGAAACAAACGCATGACCACCACTTATCGCCCTTAAAGCTGCCGTTGCCGGAGTTATTGGAAGCCCGTGATAGTGGATCATTTGACACCATCGTAGAGGCAAGCAT